TAAAGAAGGCATGGATGCCAGAGTAATCCGGTATCCAATACGTTTCAATAAGACTGGTAATTCAATAGAATTACCTAGCGAAACCAAGGTGTTAGACGACGATAAATCTTTAAATAAAGATGAAAGAGATATAAATTTTATATTTTTCTTCATTATACTTTTTTTGAATTATCCAAAACCACATTTTATTGTGGTCCTCTTACCATTATTTCAGTTTTATAAGGACGTGACTATCTGACTGGGCTTACCAGCTCACAGAGGGAACAACATCTTTATAAGACCTATGCCGAATATTTGGTCTCTGGCTTCCCCTCGATCAACTAAGTTGACGAAGATTGACTTTAATCAATCTGCGCCCCTAAAAACTGGACTTTCTCATAAATCTTCTTTGTCAAAGATATTGCACTTAAAACCTTTAACGGTTTTAAGGGAGAATCAAGTTTTAGATCCTTCACCGGCGGGTGGCCTATTCGTGATAGAATTTTAATAAAACTATACACAGAATCAGCCTGTTGATTTCGCAACATCAGCAATTGCACGTCTCTATTTTCATTTATTAATTTTTCAAAATTAACAAATGGTGTATAGAGTTCGCACAATTGATGATAGAATATAGACCGGACTTCTATATAGAAAGTCGAATATATTTCATGTAAATACGAATCAATACCACCGTAACTTTCGGAAAATAACTTATCATTCGCTATGGCCCATTTTTCAACAGGAACGAGCGGTAATAAGAAATCACTCAAGAACTGAGTAGTCATATTGGAAGCAATCTTATTTAAATTTAAATCGGTGACTTTTATAAAACTAAAAAGACTCCAGATAAACCACGGCTCCTCTTTTGAGTAATCAAAAAGAAAAGCTTTGGAAAATTCAATAGGTTGTCCGGCTATCAATTGTCCTAAAGAACAAGATAGTCTATGACCCCGTTCAAGCCAATTCGCCCCCATAACTGTCCTAAAAGGTGATTTTCTGTCTAGTAATATAGATAATAGAAGATAATAATCTAATTTCTGTTTATTACAGTACATAGAGATAAGAGCCATTTTTCCATAGACAGAGTCGTTATATACTTTACCAACCGGTTTTAATATATTATCGATATAATACATCACTCGTTTTGGTTGTACTCTCGGTATTAGAGAGAACAATATATTAGCTCTACCCATGAACGAATTCTGGGATATAAACATTTTCCATGAGATAGGAGAAACATTCTTTCCAAAGAATCCAGTAACCTTAGCAAATTCAAAAACAGCCCTAGAAGAAGTAACACTCTTTGAAAGAGTAATATCAACTCCTATATCTTTCATTAGGACAAGATATGCTTTTGCTGTTGCCTCGTGAAAAATGACAATATCGTCACCTAGTAGCTCATATTTATCTCATCATTCTCCATTACGGAAAAGAGGATCAGATAGGGACGCGGCTACTTGTACCAGCATATGATGGGTTACCGCTAACATAGCTCAGGAAGAAAGAGCTCCCATGGGTTGTCCTACTGCATATTTTATGCGAGCGGCTGCAATTCCATATAGTTCATTAGCTGGACAGGCGTAAGCCCTACCAACTAATAGAGTCTTCCATAATGATGCTATCTCAGGTGATAACCAAACACTTAATAAATTCTCTTG